TGATTATGCGGTGAACGCAATTGAATTGAATGGTTCTCCAACAAGTGCCGCGCAGTATTTTTATAAGACAACCAACAATGTTTGGGTAGCTTTGGGATCAGATGCTTGGAAATCTGATTGGCCCACAATTCAGGGTACACAAAGTCTTCCCGCATTAACCGCAGGTAATACATTAGTATTGAGTGTGGGTGGTAATTCAACTACAATTACTGTACCCACAGCACCTAATAATACGGTAGGTGGGCTTGTAACTGCGATAAATGCGTTAGGTTGGTATGCTCTTACTGCCAAAGTAGTAGATGGTAAGTTGGCTTTGTACTCATCACAAAAGGGCCAAACTAATTTAAATTCTATACAAATCGTATCTGGTTCAGGTACTATATTGACCTCTTTGGGTCTTCAAGTAGGACAATACTTACAACCTGAATTTTATTATGGAAATGCTGCACAGATGCCATTGTGGACAAGTAGTCAAACTTTCCCCCGCCCCACAGGCTCAGTATGGATCAAAGTGGGAGCAGCAGGATCAGGTTTATCCCCAGTGGTAGCACGTTACGATACCACATTGTCTGCGTGGTCCACTAAATCCGTTACATTAGCTAATGCTGATTGGGCCGCAACCTATGAATTGGATGCTACTGGTGGCAAATCTGTGCCTGCAGATACCATATACGCACAATATTCGTTTGATGATGCTGCGTTAACTCCAGTATTTTTGTGGAAGCGTATCTCTACTGGTGCCACAGTTGTAACAGGTAGTGTAGCCAACCCAGCGTTTACCTCAGGTCCTTATACACTAAGAGTAAAAGTAAGCATACCTGGAAGTTCAACTTTATCATCATGGTACACTATTACAATTAGTGACGAGGATACTGCGACCAATTTTGTAACCAAGTGGTCGGCTGCGAATATACCCAACACAATTGCTCAGGTTGCCACAACTGGTGCTATACAATTGATACACACTCAGGGTGGTGAAATTGTGTTAGACGATTACAATACCTTGACAGGCGTGTCAAACGGATTATTGACCACAGCTGGATTTTCCGCAACATCGACCACCGGTTGTAAAGTTGGACCATCTGTATCATCAACATTTAATGCGTTACAAACATCGACCTCAGGTTCAGGAGTGGGCGCTGTAATTGGAGTTACTACCGGTTATGGAAAATATGATGTTGCTACTATCCCGATAACCGCAGGTTCAGGGTATGCCGTAGGAAATAATATCACTGTTGCGGGTACGTCATTGGGCGGAGCAACTCCAGCAAACGATTTGGTAGTTAAGGTAACTGGAATTAACGCAGGTGCTATTACGTCTGTAATATTTGTTTCGGGTGTTGCCCCAACTGGATTTACTACCCAACTAAGTAATTGGGTGGATTTTGTTTATACCTCAAACGAAGGTGAACCTGCCAAAGCCCCAGTAAATGGAACTAATTGGTTCTATAGTGTGATCGATGAAGTCGATGTTATGGTTAACTTCAATGGTAATTGGAAGGGTTACAAAAATCAAAATTACGATGCATCAGGTTTTCCAACACCCACAGGCACAAATACTACGGATCCTAAAGGTCCTATTATTTCCGCCGCCCCACCAACACAACAAAGCGATGGTACTAGTTTAGTGTATGGTGACTTATGGGTAGATACATCTGATTTAGAAAACTACCCTACAATTCGTAGATGGCAACAAGTTGGAAGCGAAAATCAATGGGTGCTAGTAGATAATACTGATCAAATTAGTTCCAATGGTATATTATTTTCAGATGCGCGTTGGGCATCTGATGGCAATACAAGTCCAGTAGATGATGCAATCACAACAATTACGAGATTGTTGACCAGTGACTACTTAGATTTAGATGCTCCAAAAGCATCACTATATCCAACAGGTATGTTGCTATTCAATACCCGTCGTTCTGGATACAATGTAAAACAATTTAAATCTAACTATTTCACCAACACAAACTTTGCGGGGCAAGCACTACCTTCACAGAAGGATGCTTGGGTTTCTATAAGTGGGTTGCAAAGTAATGGTGCCCCATATATGGGTCGTAAAGCTCAACGAAATATGGTAATACAATCATTGCGTCAATCGATTGATATCAACACTGATGCTCGTGATGAAGATAACTTCTTTAATTTGATGGCTGCACCTAACTATCCAGAATTACAACCTAATATGATACTGTTGAATTCTGACCGAGGAGAAACAGCATATATTATTGGCGACACACCAATGGGGTTATCAGATGATGCTACAGCAATTCAAGCATGGGCAAATAATACTGCTGGAGCAACTTCGACGGGAGAAGAAGGTTTGGTATCACGCAACACATACATGGGTCTATTTTATCCTAGCGGTGTAGCGGCAGACTTGAGCGGTAACCTAGTTACTGTGCCCCCTTCACATATGATGCTACGCACATTCTTACGTAACGATACTGTAGCTTATCCTTGGCTAGCAGCGGCAGGAACTCGTAGAGGTATCATAGATAACGCAACTAATATTGGTTATTTAAATAGAACTACAGGAGAGTTTTCTACTATCAAGACTCGTCTAGGAATTCGAGACACATTGTATGTTAATTATATTAATCCATTAGTATTCTTTACTGGTGTTGGTTTGTTGAATTATGGTAATAAAACTAGCTTTAATTCACAAAGCGCATTAGATAGAACAAACGTAGCAAGACTAGTTGCTTATATCCGCAGACAGCTAACATTGGCTTCAAGACCCTTTGTATTTGAACCAAATGATGCGCTAACACGAAATCAAATTGCGGGAGTCATTGAAACACTAATGATTGATTTAGTAGCAAAACGAGGTATTTACGATTATCTAGTAGTGTGTGATGATAGTAATAACACTCCTGCAAGAATAGATAGGAATGAATTGTGGGTAGACGTTGCGATTGAACCAGTAAAAGCAGCCGAATTCATATATATTCCAATTCGAATTCTTAATACAGGTGAAATTGCTAACGGCGGTAGATAACGCATTAAGTTGCTGTATCATGAAAAAGGGGCTTAAGCCCCTTTTTCATTTGTAAGTTTTTGTGTATTTTTTATTACCACAATCCCAAATTCTATGATAGCCCTGAATTAATCGGTTCTCGTACTCAGTTAGCGCTGGGTTATCAGTGCTATTCTTCCTGAGAGTGAATCTATGAATACGAATGCCCTCATTAGGCAAAAAATACCAATAACCAGGCACCGTAACTCCCACAAAATCAAATCCTAACGCTTCGTATACTTTTCCTTCGCTCCATCTACGATCAGCATATGTTACTAGTGTGGTGGGTTCACAAGTTTTTTCAAAAGCCCGCAATAGTTTCGACGCACCACCCACAACAGATACTCCAGGAATAGAACAAAATCTGTTTAGCTCCCAGCTATTGATTTTCCTGGACAAATTAGATTTGGTGAAAGTCATGACTGAAATCAGTTCATTTTCCTGAAATAGTCCAAATCGTATATTACTTCTGCCTTTGCCCTGGATATGATATTGCTCGCAGAATATACTGGCTTGATTAGTGGATAGCAACTCTATCCGGCATTTTCTAGCGAAAATACGACGAGGTGCCTGTTTCAAGATATAACGCAATCTATCTTTGACTATTGCTTCTTGATACTCAAATTCATCTTCCATGACAACCAACAATCGAATTCCTTTGCTGATCGCATGGTTATATTTTTTATTATCGCCTTGCTTTTCCTTTAAAACCGATTCACTATGCCAGTACAACCCGTTGAACTCTATACCCAAATTCATTGAGGGAATGAAAATGTCTACCTCATACTTTTTCGTGGGATCGAATTTGTAGGAAGACACTGCATCAGGGGCCAATGTTTTCACGAATTCGAATAGTTCCTTTTCTTTTTTGCTGCGGTTCACTGTTCTAGGATGACATGTTGGGCACAAGTGGGATCTGACTTTAGACTCCGTTAAGTTTTGCCGATGGAAAATAGTTTGAGTATGGCACACATCGCACCGCAAGGTGTAGTTAGGGGTTTCCGATTCAATAATCTGCATCCCAATTGTTTTGGCGTATTCTTCGTGCCGCTCTCTAGCTTTGATAGAGTTAACTTTGTTGGTTTCTACTGCGGCGGCTGAGATCAGTTGTTTGCTCTTTTCTGAATGTGATTTACCTTTGAAAAATGCTAGGTCGACGTTATTTTTAACTTTGGTTGCTATTGCTTTTTTTGCGCGATTCGACAACTCGGCATTGTTCACTTCGGCATACCGTCTCACTCCATCTGCTATCTTGCCTAAGGTCAATTCGCTATGGTTAACTTTAGCTCGTTTGAGGGCACCCATCTGATATTTTTCTTCGCGGTGCCTGATTCCCTCTAACAACTGCGTAGTGGGCTCAATTTGTAGTCCCTTGTTCCAGGGCGCACGGCCTTTTTTTGCCGCACTGATTTGATTTTTTGATTCTACGGTCAATGTATTTCCAAAATTAGGATTATTTTTTCCTTTTCTAGTATCAGATAGTTCCTTTTTGTATATGGGGCAACTTAATGATTCTGTTCCATACGAGGTTTTGTATTCCGTAGATGATATCCCGTGGGATTTCAAATGGGTATTGGTTATTAGCTTCGTGAATGACACCCTACAAATTTCGCAAACTATTGCCATGGAATTTCTCTTGGAATATGTTGTAATATTTAGCCTGCACATTGCCCAGTATAGAAATTTTCTAAAAAAAGATAAATAATACTATAAAGTTGAATAATAGTTTCAATTAACGGCCCTAGTGCCACATGGAGAATAAGTATGGCCACAGCTAGCCAAAGCCTTTTTAATATGACAGTTGCCAGCGATAATGCTGGTGGAAGTCAGGGTTTATTGATGCCCAAACTACAATTTAGGTTTAGAGTAAACTTCCTAAACTTTGGTGTAGAAGCAAATTCAGTCGAACTAACAAAACAAGTGATAGATTGTTCACGACCCAGCGTGACTTTTTCAGAGATTACATTGCCCGTATATAACTCAACTATATACTTATCAGGTAAACATGCTTGGTCACCAATGTCTATAAATCTACGGGATGACGCATCGGGTAGTATAGCAAAACTTATTGGTCAACAAATCCAAAAACAAATGGACTTTGTTGAACAAGCCAGTGCTGCTACCGGGCAAGATTATAAATTTCAAACCAACATTGAAATACTTGATGGTGGTAATGGAGCGGCTGCTCCTCAAGTATTAGAAACTTGGGAGCTATACGGTTGTTTCTTGGCGTCTGCTAACTATAATACTCTAAACTATGGAACAAGTGATGTAGTTACCGTTGCTCTATCAATTCGCTTTGATAACGCAATACAAGCTCCTCTTGCTTCTGGTGTTGGTGCAAGTGTAGGCCGCGCGTTTGGTGGTACTTCAGTCACTGGTATCGGTAGCTCAATAAGTCAATAATATGGGATGGTTTGATGACCAGTTTAATAACGCTGCCGGAGCATTTTTCGGCAGCGATTATTTGCGAGATTATAAGCATGCGTCTAAAGCATTTAGAAGCAATGGTTATCAATACGCACCTAAATTTAAATTTCTATTCCACGTATATTTTAATATAAATCGTGAGGCATATGGGGCAGGGTTATCAACCGGAGATAATTTTGGCATAGCAGTTAAGACGGTTAAACTACCGGGCTTTACTTTTGATACCGCTACACAAAACCAGTATAATAGAAAAAGAATAGTTTATACTAAAGTAAAATATGATCCCATTGATATTACATTACATGATGATAATGGGAATATGATTAATGGATTGTGGTATAATTATTTTACTTATTATTTTAGAGATGCTTCTAAACCTAATGTAGTATTTGCTGGAGTTAGGGGTGCTGGCCGGCCCGACCCACAAGGATCTTTAACTGGGCGTGGTAATTCTACCCTAGCAGATTATAACTATAGAAATACATATTCGGATAACACCGGGAATAATGATTGGGGATATGTAGGTGAATCGAATAATGTATTAAATGGGTCTCCCCATAAAGTACCTTTCTTTAAAGACATAACTATATTTGGATTTAATCAGCATAACTTCACCGCATACACACTAATAAATCCTATAATAACTAGATTTAACCATGATACATATAATTATGGTGAGGGCGCCGGTACCATGCAAAACAGTATGGCATTAGATTACGAAACTGTGGTGTATAATGTAGGAGCATTGGATGGTGAAAAACCCAGCGATATTGTTGCTGGATTTGGATTAGATGCAAATTACGATAGAGCACTCAGCCCAATAGCAAAACCCGGATCAAACAGAACTATTTTGGGTCAAGGCGGATTAGTGGATGGCATTGGTGGTACTCTTAGAAGCTTAGAACAGGGCGATGTAATAGGTGCCATTCGAAACGCCGGCACCACATATAACTCATTTAAGGGGCAAAATTTATTAAAAATAGCAAGACCCGAGATTACCACAGGCATCATAAATAGTATACAAGGTACACCAAACAGAAATCAATTGTTTAATACTCCTATATTTGGGGCGACCCCATCCAATCAAGGCACAAATGGTGCCCCAGTGGATGCCCGTACTTCCCCACAAAGTCAGGGCACTAACCAAAATGCAGGCTCTACTACCAAAGGGTAAATAAATGCCAAAAATTCTTGATACTAGAACATCATTAGATCAAACTATTAGAATCTTTGATTCATTTTATGCGTTTGATTTAAAAGTAAATGCTCCAGATTTTGATATAATCTATGGATATTTTCGTAGTGTATGCGCTACACAAAATATAGCAGGAAATTTTACAGCAGTATTTTTTAGAATAGCCCAAGAAACAGATATACCAGCGTTAGAATTGTTAAATGCCATAAAGGGAACTACTAATTTACAAATGAATCAAGTAATAAGTTACTATCTAAATAGTTTTAAATCTAAAACTTCACTCTATGGTATAGCTGTTACTCCACCGCCTAATCAGTTTGTAGCTCGAAACATCGTACAATAATATGCCTAATTTTGCTCAAGGAATTTTTACGCCTAAGTTTCCAGCCAAATATATAGGAAATCATAAGCCTAAGTATCGATCTGGCTGGGAAATGACTATGATGATGTTTTTAGACAATAATCCTAGTATATTGCAATGGGCTAGTGAACCAATTTTTATTCCGTATATCCACCCTCTCACTGGTAAAAAGGCAAATTATATACCTGATTTTTTAGTGATATATGAAAACAAGTATAAGCAACGAATAGCTGAGATAGTTGAAATAAAACCCAAAAAACAAAGTCTTATTGAGAGTAAAGCTAGTGCTAAAGATCGCGCTGTGGTTGCAATAAATCATGCCAAGTGGGCTGCGTGTAGCGCATTTTGTAAGAAAAATGGTATGACCTTCCGCCTAATAACTGAATCCGAATTATTCAGGAACGGCAAATCAAATACAAAGAGTGAAAGATGAACTTGTTGGCGACTAAATAACACATGAATAAACAATTATCAGAGCTTTTTGATCTGGCGCAACATGAAGACATCGTGGACAGTGACCTTCTTCCTAAGGAAGAAGTAGTTAAAATAACTCAAGAATCATTAGACAATCTTGAAAAAATAGACAATGCCTTACCTCAAGTAAGAGGGTTAGAAGCTAGTGATACTGAAATGGATGATCTTGCCGAAATGGCAATTGATAGTTTTAAGGATCTAAAAGAATTGGGTATGCAAGTAGATAGCAGATATAGCAGTGAAATATTTTCAGCAGCAAGTACATTCTTGGGCCATGCGATTACTGCTAGAACAGCAAAACTCAATAAAAAATTGAGGATGATTGAATTACAATTAAAGAAAGCGGTATTAGATAAAAAAAACGAAGCTGCCAATAAAGAACTAGAAAATACTCCTATAGGTGAAGGCAAAATAATAGCGGATAGAAATGAATTATTGAAAATGTTGAGTAAGTCTACGGGTGACAATAGTTAAGCCCAGTCTCTTTTTTCTCAAATTAGATAAATAATAACATAATATGGAATTTCCCTATGAATGGATTGAAAAAATTTATTGCCGAAAGTGTAAGGTCTTACAATTACACGATTAAGATTGCCGGTGAAGTCGATAAAAATTGGTTAGATATGTTCAAGTTTAACTTGAAAAAATTTGATCCAATTAAAATTGGCGATCCAGTTTCTACCCCTATTCAAAAAACTCCTTATGGTTTCCCCGGATTAGAGAATCAACCCGTAACAATCATAAAGTGTGAGTTTAGGTATCCAGCTACAGAACCCATGGTTCAGCAGTTGGCTCAGCTTTTAGGGTATAACCTGAATATGGTTAGAATGATTTCAACATCGTATGATGACAGTGTTGATAAAGAAGCTGAAATGTATCAAAATCAAATGGATTCAAGTCCTATTTTGAAACAGGAGCAAATGCCTGATAATGGTAAAGAAGCTGGTAAAGCTTATAGTAATTCATATCTAGACGAAATTAAAAAACAAGCAGATGATGGTCATATTAAAGGTACTGAAAATTTTGATGGGGACAGGACTAAAGATAGCTTTGACCCATGGAAACCTATGGTAAGTGACAAATCATTGGGGAACAAGAGTCCCATGACAACTATTACACGCCCAACATTGCCTAAAACTGGCGCACAGAAATAAAGGAACTGAAAAATGGATTTTAAAGACCTATTAGGAAAACTAGACCAGTTAAATGAAGCTGGTATGACTTCACGCAAAGTAGCCGGTAAAGCATATGGCGGCGCTGCCCAGCACGATGATGAAGACGATGAAGACGGCGAAAAGAAAGCTGCACCAGCACCGGTTGAAAAGCGGGGCCGTGGTCGTCCAAAGAAAGCTGGTGGTGATGCACAAGTTAAAGCGGGTTATGGTGGCGCCAAGGATTTACAAGACTTTATGGTTGGTAATATTCCCAAGAAAAGCAAAGAATTAGAAAAATTAGGAAAAACTAAACATAAGCTTTCAGACAAAGAACCAACAGAAAAGAAAAAGGTTAAAGAAAGCCTAAAAGATTGGATTGCTGAATTAGACCAATTAATGGAAGCAGAACAAATCTCAATGGAACCTGCTAAACAAAATACGCAAGTTATTAAGCAAGGCACCAAGACATTGGGTACTGTTTCAAACCCTCAATTAGCTGCACAAATTAAACAGTCAATTGGTAAAGGTGAAATGAGTCTAGCAGGCACTGAGCTAAGTGAAGAGGATGTGGCGGAAGGCTCGGACTACCAAGAACCTAAATTAGGAACTGTAAAGGCTAATTTGATGCTCTCCTTTCAAAAGCCTACAGTACAGGTTAAGGTTTTCAAGCATAATACTCTTAGAGGCGATAGCTATTGGGTTACTAAAGAAGTACGCACTTTCAAAACAATGGATCAAGCGCAGGCTTATGTTGACCGAATAAAC